CTTTTCAAGATTGTTTCCTATTAGGTACCGGTTAGGTTAAGCTGTACGTTTCCACATCTTAACAACGATGTATGGAGGTAAGTTAGCATTAGTGCCAGAACTACCTGCTGATGCAATAGAGATGCCAGTAGTAGCTGAGCCTGTAGAAGAGGCGTCTTTTCTCCACCAGTTAGCATCAGGACCAGATGAAGTGCCACCAATCTGTGTTTGTACAAATGAAGAGTGACTGTGACCGGGATCGGTTACACTATGAGTGTGTGATACTACAATGGCATCTTTACTACCACCAGTTTCACCAAGAACGTCAAATGAAGTATCGCTTGTATTCTGACCAACAATGACTCTACCAGCACCAAACTCTACCCAAGTACCAAAACCTAAGAGGGTTGCAGGGTTCGTATTAACGTCAGCGTTAGTGTATAGTGATCCTACTGGATACACTGCACTAAGAATAGAGGTGAGTACGCTACCTGTGATACTTTCTACGGCACCTTTTACTTGGAAGACATTACCTGAGTTATCTTTACTGTATAGTTTTTGATCAACTAAGTTAATAGCTAATTCACCATCAACTAATTGTGCAGCGGATGGTACTGCAGCAGGTACAATACTGCGCTTTAATTGTACTCCTTTAAATTCAGACATAATTTTCCTTTAATTTAAATCTTTACGACAGTCAATTAATGATTGGCGAAGAATCATTGCTTTGGTAGCTTCCCCGATAAGAAACTCTGCATCCTCTCTAAATAATTGTTGTCCAGTGCTTCTTGCTCCTGCGCTGACAACGGGTAGAGTTTGTGCTTGTTCTCTTGAGGTACGCTGCTGCAAGCTGCTAAGGATAGAAGCATGACGAGAATTAATATTACGAATCTCATCTTCTTTTTCCTTTTTGTTTTTAATTATTTGAGCCTCATGCTCATTGTGTTGTTTGAGGATTAACTCAGCTTGTTCTCTTTTGTAAGAATCAAACTTTGATTGTATTCTTAATTCGCCATAATTAAAGGCAATAAGCATACATACAATTAAACCTATAATGTATTTGTACATAGTTTATACTCCTCTTGGCGTCGTTTAGTTAATCCGGGTAAGGGATTACCTTTAAACTTATCCCATTTAAGAATTTCTTTACATGCACCATCATAGTCGTAAGCTTGAAGCTTTTTGACTAAAGTTGATTTACAGAAATTATTAGGGCCAATGTTATAAGATAAAGAAATATAAGCGTCGTATTCATATTGGGTTAAAGGTACAGTTACACATTGCTTAATAACACCATTAAATTTATTGGTATCATTTAAAAGCTTAATCAAAGCACGTTCTACTGTGATAGTATCCCCTGCTTTGACATCTTCTGTTGTACCAAATCCAATAGTGGATACATCACCCTTCACAGGTGTATAAGCATTTGGCCTATAACCTTCGTGAAGAGCAATACTAACTAAGGCAGACGCGCTTAGTACCAATCCGCTTAATTGGGTTCTGTTGATGATTGACATTCCGGTTTAGTAAAATCCTTATACATTTGCCATGCTTTATGGGTAATCATTAAGGTAGTGTATATAAGAGTAGCCCATAAGACTAGTTCTGATACTTGGTATCCTGCAACTGTAGCAAGAGATACTGTTACAGGAGGCGCTGCTTTGGTCATAATTGCTGCTCCTGTTTCTGTTGTAATAGTAGTGTGATCACTCATAGATTATTCGATTGGTATATCAAAACGTTTGAGCGCCTTAACTAGTTGGTTGTTTTGGTACGAACAACTGTTCTGGTTCAGGAATCGGTTGTATCATTTGTGTTATTGGGTCGTACCAAAACACGTCAGCAACAACATCACTATTGCAGTCAATCCAGAATAATTCTGAGGACACTAAAAAGATGTTTTCGTCTTGCTCGACTTGTGCAACTCGATAACCTGTTTCACGTGGTTCAACGCTTGAAATAAGTGCTTTCATATTTAATCCTTACCACTCGAAGACAACAATACCACCACCGCCTGCACCGCCAGCATAAGCAGTAGCATTTGCTGATGATTTTAAAGCACCACCACCACCTGTCCCGTAGCCAGTTGCGCTATTTCCGGCTGAATTAGTTGAACCTGCGGTCATGGCACCGTTACCACCAGCACCACCATAGCGTCCAATAGCTCCTGCTGAAGGTGCGTAATTACCTCCGTTTGGTAAACCTACGACGGAAGATGAAGCATTAGCCTCTCCACCGCCCGCTCCACTTATATACGCTCCAACACATGCGTTTGAACAAATAGACGCAATACCGCCGAAACCACCCATAATATTTAAAGTGCCTCCAGAGCCAACTCCTCCAGCAGCCATAGAAACACTATTAGAATTTCCTGCCGGAGACGCTCCACCTGCTCCGCCTGTGGCAGAAACGGTGGATATT